AGGGGGCATTAAAGCCCTCTTTTTCGTAACAAATCGGCTTTTTTGGGTTTTATTCCCATATGGAGAGAAGCCTAATTGTACCAACAAGTCTTAAAGATATTAAGTTGCATCAGTATTTGGAGTTCGAAAAGCTCCCAGAGACATTGAGCGACTTTGATAGAGCAATCCAAACCATTTCTATATTCTGCGAGATTAACACGCACGAAATCAAAAAGATTCCTTACAAGACACTTGAGGAAATTCTAAACAACATTAAAGAAGCTTTGTCGGATGATCCTGGTTTGATAAGGGCATTTGAGCTTAATGGGATTAAATACGGATTTATTCCAAATCTTGATGAGATAACAACTGCTGAATTTATTGACATAGACAATTACCAAAAAGAGCGAGACAATCTATACAAGATAATGTCAGTATTGTATCGTCCAATCAAACAAGATGATGGCAAATACTATACTATTGAGGCTTACAATGGTAAAATAAACGAGGACTTCCAAGAGATTCCAATGGCATATGTAAAAGGTGCGATGGTTTTTTTTTGCAATTTAGGAAGCGACTTAGTGAACTATATACTGAAGTCTTTAACGGAGGAGAATCCGAAGGACTCGCAAATGCGGGAGTTTCAGCGTTCAGTAAAAAATGGGGATGGTACGGCTTTGTTTACGGACTTACTAACGGAGACATACTCAAAACTGATGCTGTGGTATGCCTCCCTATACACAAGACACTACTGTGGCAAAGTTATGTACTCGACTTACAAGAAGTTCAAAAATCAGAATTAAACAAAACAAATGCAAAAAGATAAAAATCATATAGGCACTGCACTGGCGTTTTGCAAAGATGTTGCAAACGAAATGGGTGCAAGATATTCCCACGGTAACATTACCGAGATGAATATGCGTTCAATGTTGGTTTATCCTTATATGCACACTAATGTAAGCCAAGTTAGTCTTGATGAGGTTATGGCAACCGTCCAAGTTAATATAATGATTGCTGATCGTGTAAATACCATCACAACAGAAAACCAAGGATTAAACCAAGAGACGCTTTATTCAGAGATTGGGTATACAGAGAATAACAACTATGCAATGGTATTGCAGCAATTATATGTTGACTTTGCAATCGCTTGTCGTAAATATGAAGAGCTTTACTACAATGCTCTGGAAATTCAAAAGCCTATTCAATTAACTGCATTTGAGGAGACTTATGACGATGTTATTGCAGGATATACAATCACATTAAATATAGATGTGGCTAACCCAATAGTGACTGATGGATACTGTTAATACCAATAAAGTTTTAAGGGAAGTTGTAACATTCCAGGCTAACCAAATGAAAATCAATTTGGGGGCTAAAGTATTAAGAAAAACTTACAGAGCTGAATGGAGCAATGGAAAGCCTAAAAATATTAGTATAAAATCAATCAGAGCTAACCATACTGCATCTGGGCAATTAGTAAATAGCATCAAGCCAGTCTATGTGCAAGGTAAATATTTTGTTGAGATGGCTGACTATGGTAACTATATCAACGACGGTAGAAAGCCAGGCAAAGGCATCCCAGTCGAACAGATGGATAAATGGATAGGTCAAAAAAGACTAAAGCCAAGGAATACAAAGAGTGGTGAATTTTTAAAGAACACAAAAAACAACAGAAAGGCAATGGCCTTTTGTATGAATAGAAAAATCAAATTTTTTGGAATAGATGCTTACCCATTTATTGATATGAGCGTTGATATAACAGAGGATAGATTTGCCGATAAATTAAAAGAGGCAATTGAGCAAGATGTTGCAGATAATTTAAATAAAATATTATAAAATGGCTATTAGCTTAACAGTTCAACCTACAAGTATAAAAGGGGCATTGAGTTCAATGCTTTATCAAGCATACGATACAGACTATGCACAACCTAATTTCGTTTATCAGTATAGAATCTATGTATGGAGTGGCACGACTGCAATACCAGCTTCACCAATAGCGGAAATCAATAGGCTTCCTGATACATACGCTGGCAATCGAAGTTGGATTGATATTTCTAAAATTGTAACTCAATATATAAGCGACAATTTCCTAAACATTGGGGCATCCACATCAACCATCGGAAGCGGTGCGGTTTATTGTGCAGTTAAAGTAAACGGATTTTGGGGCGGTGGTTCATCTGGGCCAGTTACAAGCAATGTCATTTTAGCCACTAAAGGATACGAGTATACACTTGAAGGGTTTAATCAGGCGACAACAAAGAGAGTTTTAACCGATAGAACAACGGTTTATCTTACCACAGAAACGCAATACGATTATATCTGGTATGATGCGACTAAAATCACGAGCATAGTTTGTGGCACAAGCACAATCACTCCGACTGCGGTTACTAATTCAAGCACATATATTCAAGCGGTTGAGCTAAAACAACTCATAACGGCTGGAGGTACTTGGGGATCGGATATCAATATCGTATTCAATTACTCTGGAGGTTCAGAAACTATAAGCGTCAAGTTTGACTGCCCTAATAAATACGGAACGACAACTATCTTATTCAAAAATAGATATGGTGTTATTGAGGGATATTCATTTAACGCAGTTAGCAAGGTTGCAATGACTACAACTAAAGAGAATTATTACAAAGGTATATACGCACAAACTAATATGGCTGAGGCTTGGACTTATGGCGTTGGAATCAAAACACCTTACAATATTCAAGGAGTATACAAGCAACTTGCAAATACAAATTGGATTCCAGAGGCTTATGTCGATTATTTTCAACAGTTAATGTTAAGCTCGGCGGTTTTTATTTATTACAATGCTAAAACCTACGCTTGTCAGATCGTGGATTCGGCATTTGATAAAAAGACGGCTAAAAATGATAAACTTATTATGTATACATTCAATTTTGAATACGCTCAACCACTAATCAATAGTATAGTAAGATAATGATATATTTTTCGCTTATAATTGATGGCAAACTGGTAGACTTGTTTCAAGATGAATCAATCCAATTAAATAGACAGATAAAAGACTATTCAAAGATTGATACAGTTTTTACTGATTTTTCTCAGAACTTTACTATACCAGCAACGGAATCAAACAATAAGATATTTCAAAACTATTTTGATGAGAATGTCCTTTTACAATCTTGGAATCAGAACTTTGCTTTAAGTGGTGAAATATTTATACACGGCTTACCAGTGTTTACTGGTGAGATTGAATTGCTTGAGGTTAAATTTATTGATGGTTTGCCAAGCTCTTATAATATAGTTTTCTACGGAACAACCAAGAAGCTTTTAGTGGAATGGGGTGAGAAGACATTGCCTGAAGTTGATTGGTCAAACTATTTACATACAATCAGCAATGCTTTAGTCGTGTCGTCGTGGACTGGAGGTTTATTAGGCGGAAGAATTATTTGGGATTTAAAGGACTATGGATACGGATATCGTTATTGCAAAAAGAGTGGTGGCGTAAGCTATGATATAGGCGTACAAAATACAATAAACTACAAAGGATTAAGGCCATCAATTTTGCTTAAAGAGATGATTCAAAACATCTTCACGGCTGAGGGTTTTACTTTACGAGGGAGTTTATTATCAAGGCCAGAGTTTGACTATTTATATGTAACACCACAAGAAGCTCCAGGCAGTTATTTTGATCGTATCAATGGAAATAACTATGGAAACTTTGAGGCTAATGATTCAGCTCCGCAAAGTATATTTAGACCTACAAGCACTTTAAATACTTGGTTTGCTTTGCCAGTGGGTAATACAGTAACGAGTGGGAATACAAGCGGTGCTTGGAACAATACGACATATACTTACACTTGCCCAGAAACTGGCGACTATTACTTTGGGTTAACTATCACAAACTATACTCCATTGGTTGCCCCTACATTTACTCCAACGCTTGGTGTTAAAGTTACTGTTAATGGTAAAACAAAAGGTTTTTATCAAAACAAAACGGCTGCACAATGGACAAGTGGAGGTCAACAAATATGCTGGTTGCCAAGATTAAGCAAAGGTGATGTTGTTCAATTTATTTACAATACACCAGTTGATGCAATAGTTGACGGATCAATAACTTGCTATAAATCTCCACCGACAAGCCAAGTGCTTGTAGATATGGCACGAGTGATGCCAGAGATTAAAGTCCAAGAGTTTTTCAATTCTGTTCTTCAGATGTTTAATGCAGTGCTTGTTCCAATATCATCAAGCTCATTTGAGTTACACAATATTGAGGATTGGTATGCTTTAGGTCAGAATGTGGAGTACACAGAGTTTATAGATTTTAAGAATCTAACACATAGAAAAATGAATGTGCCGTCTTCAATTACAATGAAGCACAAAGAAGGTGAAGCTTTGCCTCAAACATTCTTTAAGACAACCTATAAACGAAACTTTGGAGATGTTACCTTTAGGCCTGATGTTGACTTTTCAGACGAGCCAATCGAGTTTGAGACTGTATTCCAGGTTAACCCAATCACATTGATTCAAGAGGTTGACACAAGTGGGAATATAATCAGCAATACGGACATTGAAATGCCGTTTATCATCAATTCAGAATCTCAAGGGGTTGACCAGAAACTAATTCTATTCTATAATGGCCGAAATACAAATCTGAAAACGGTTGTAAATAGTTTCTATGTAGGGACTTCTTTAATCACTCAGTATCCGCCATCATCACCTTTTAGCAACTATACATCTGGGGCTTATTCAACTGCATTTGGGCTTGAAGCACCACTTAAAGGCAATATGCCAATCAATTCTATGTATTGGTTATACTGGAATAAATATCTTTCAAGGCTTTATTCATCAAGAAGCCGAATAGTTGTAGTTAATGCGGTGCTTCCAGTTGGCGTTTGGCTTAATATGAAACTGAATGACAATGTGGCTATAAGTGGTAATTACTATAAGATTCAGAAAATACAATATGATTTGTTAAGCCAAAAGGCCGTAATTGAGTTGATCACTTATCCAAATGTAAATTATTTACAAGTTACTTCAACAACTGGCAAGAAGCCTACATTTAATACAGTGGTTGCAACGGATAATGGCAAGACTTTTATAGATGGGAATCCAATTCGTAAAGCTTTAGCAAATGCGATTGAGGGGGGAGGCATTTATACTACGGATGCGGTTGATATTGAAACATTCAATATATCTGCTCAATCAATGATTACTCCGATAATGGATAATATACTCCCATTAATTTCGCTTAACAAAGTTACGATGTGGAACTATTCAAACTTACCTATAACAGTTAATCCAACGGCTCAAGCAATAACTTTGACTGATGTGGGATTTGATGGCGATCAAAGATTTTATACCTATGACCTTGCCAATAGCCAGGTAACTATAAACACATCAGGGCAATATAGGATCAATGTCAATATGGTAATCAATAACACATCAAGTGCGAAAGTTGGCTATGAAGTAAATATTGATGATGTGCAAACAGAAGCTTATCAAGAAACACACGCCAATACTATTTTATCAATCAATCTTATTGCAAGTGCGACAATAGGCGAAAATCAAGTTATAAAGTTAAGAGCTTACACTCTTGACGGATCGACTAAAAACATAAACATTGAAAGGACATCATTTACAATCGAGCGAATAATATGATAAACGAAATAATAAAATTGGCACAATCAAACGAGTGGGTTGGTGTTTCTGAGAATGTAGAAATTGCCAAAGGTAAATATAAGTTGAAGACCAGAAAAGAAAAAGTAAAATTTAAAATTAAAAGAGGGATAATAAGATTATGGCTAAGAAAATTAAGTTTGGGTTAGACCTTGACGGCTTTGACCAAAAGCTCGATAATATAGGCAAAAGCTTTGGGAGTTTACCAGGGCCAGTTGGTAATGCTGCAAATGCCGTATCTGGATTAGGCAAACAATTACTACAATTAATTAAAAACCCAATTGTTTTAGTCATATCAGCGATTGCCATTGCTTTAAAAACGCTTTATGAGGCGTTGCAGTCAACTGATGAGGGTATGGGCAAACTTGCCAAAATTACTGCAATATTTAAAGGCATTATAAGTCCAGTTGTAAAGGTTGTTCAAGACTTTGCTATATTTTTAGCTGATAAGTTTATTGCAGTATTGGAAACTGTAGCAGGATGGTTTGGAGTAACTGGCGAAGAAGCTTCAAGTTTAGCAGATAGCATTAAAGAGGTTGAGGATGCTGAAGAATCACTTGCCCTTAAAAGAGCAAAACAAAATAAAGATTTGGCCGAGGCGAAGGAGATTTTAAATGACACAAATAAAACGCTTGAGGAAAGAAAGGCAGCACTAAAAAAGATTTCTGATGCCGAGACAAGTTTGGCAGCTGAAGAGCTAAAGAACGCTAAAAAGAAAGCCGAAAATATCAGAAAGGAAATTGCTTTAAACGGAGAATCAAAAGAACGCAAAAAAGCACTACAAGAAGCGGAAATACAAATCCTAAATACTGAGACCAATCTTGCCAATAAGAGAAGGGAGTTTGCTAAAGAAAACCAAAAGATTGAGAAGGAAGATGCTGACACTAAAAAACAAAAAGCCGAAGAAGAGAAGAAGCAAGCGGAGGATAGAAAGAAAAGAATTGAAGATTATAATAAACAAAGGCAAGAATCAGCTGATAAGATTAGAGCATTAGAAGAAAAACTTGCGGTTGATTCAATTCAAAATGAAAGAGAGAAGGCTCTGAAACAAGCCGAGATTGAAAATGAAAATGCCAAGCGTGACATTCAGCGTTCAACAATGAATGAAAAAGAGAAGACCAAGGCATTAGAACTGATCAATAAACAATATAAACTAAATGTCGCTAAAATTAATGCTGATGCAGACAAGAAAGCAGAGGAAGAGGCTGAAAAGAAAAGGCTAACTGAACAACAACAAGCAAAGGATCAATATGCTTTAGAAGAGAAAACCATTTCTGATAAGTACGAATTAAAAAAGCTAACCGCTCTCAAAACCATTAAAGATGAAAAGGAGTTACAAGATGCATTATTGCAACTTGAACTTGAAAAAAATTATGAGATACTAATTAATCGTAAAAAAAATGGCCAGGATACAATAGAAATTGAAAAAACTATTGCTCAAGCAAGATTTGACTTAACAAAAAATCAAATTGAAGAAGAGAAAAAATTAAAAGCAGAAAAAGAAGCAACATTACAATCACAGTTAGATGCTACAAAACAAGTTTTAGGAAATATTCAAGGTTTACTAAAAGAAAACTCTAAAGGTGCAACAGTTTTGGCTATTGGTCAAGCTATTATTGATACATATGTTGCAGCAAATAAGGCTTTGGCATCAGCCCCACCACCATTAAACTTTGTATTGATGGCTTCGGTAATTGCAACTGGTATCGCAAATATAAAAAAGATATCAGAGCAAGCAAGTAAAATGGGAGTTGATACTGGAGGGGGTGCATCTGTAAGCACTGGCCCATCAATAGGCGTGGTTGGAGGTCAAGTTGATTCCTCAACCCAGATGGCAAGAAGCTTACAAGGTGCGGTTGGTGGCCCACAAAAAGCGTATGTCGTGGGTAATGATGTAACAAGCCGTCAAAGTCTTGATCGTCGCATAAGCCAAAATGCAACATTAGGCGGTTAATTTATTTTATAATATATGCAAAAGAAAGGTTTTAAAATTGATTTGGGTAAAATAGATGCAATCGAAACATCTATAAACGACTTAGCAATGCAAATGCCACAGTTGGAAGCTAAATTAAATGAAGTGCAAAATAAAATCAAAAGCAATATGGATTCATTAAACAATATGATTCCAGAGTTTGAATTGATGGATAAGTTATCAAAGCAAATCGGTGATACTCCTTTAATGGATAGAATTACTAAAGGCAAAAAGATGCTTGCTGAAAAACTTGCAGTTTGTACTAAACTTTATAGTCGTATTAAATAATGCAAATACTTGAGTTATTACTTGATGAGAATCAAATGGCAAGTGGTATCGATGCAATCAGTATCGTAAAATCGCCAGCCATTGAATCTAATTTTGTGGCACTTAATAACCATAAGGTAAAATTTGCCACTGTTGATGCTGAAAAAAGAATCTTATTAGGCCCAGCATTAATACCAAACAAACCAATCTATCGCAACCAAGATGGAATGGAGTTTTACTGTTACTTCTCAAGAGCAACTGTAAAGAAAGCAAGTGAGCTTTACTTACAAAGAGGCAATCAAGGTCAGGCAACTTTAGAACACGCAGTTAAAATTCAAGGCTTATGCCTGGTTGAATCTTGGGTTAAAGAAGATATGGAGAAGGACAAGTCTGCTTTATACGGAATGTCTGATCCAATCGGCACTTGGATGGTGGCTATGAAAGTTGAAAACGAAGAGGTATGGAATGACTATGTGAAAACTGGATTGGTTCAGGGATTCTCAATTGAAGGTTACTTTGTAGATAAAGGACAAAAGTTATCTAAAGAGTTAACCGATGAGGAGGCCAAATTGCAAGAGGTAATAAGCATCTTGACTGAATGGCAAAATTGTAACAACACAAAATAATAAGTTTTATAAATATGAACGCAAACGAAACATTAAACAGAGTGATGGTTGCTTTAGGCATTAAAGCCGAAGCTCCAGCCGTTGAAGTTAACCTTGCATCGATGAAAACAATGGATGGTCAAGCTACATTTGACGCTGAATCTTTTGAAGTTGGTTCTGCTATTTTCGTAGTTACTGAAGATGGTAAAATCCCAGCTCCACAAGGTGAATACGCTATGGAAGATGGCACTATTGTAAAAGTTGACGACAAAGGTTACATCGTGGAAATTTCCACTAAAGAAGAGGAAGTAATGGAAGAGCCAATCATTGAGGAAGTAATGCAAGATGAACCAATGAAAGAACAAATCATTGAAGAGATGGCTAAGCCTAAAAAGTTAACTGAAACTACAACTAAAGTAAGTGAGTTTTCTGCTGAAATTTCTGAAATCAGAGAAGAGTTAAATGCTCTTAAAATGAAATTGTCAAGTGTAACTGAAGAGCGTGATGAGTTAGTATCTCGTTTAGCATCTGAGGAAGCTCCAAGATCATTCCACACTCCAGAAGCCACTCCAGTAAATTCAATTAAATTTAAAATCGGTGAGAAAAGAGCTGAATCAGTTACTGACCGAGTATTTAACCAATTATTCAAATAAAAAAAACCAATAAAATGAAAGATTTAAAAAACATCAAACTTTCTGGCCCTACAGTATCTCCAAATACTTATGCTGGTCAGTTCGGTAACGAATATATCGCTGCCGCCCTTTTGAGTGGTGAAACTTTAGCAAAAGAGTTAATCACTTTGCACCCTAATGTTGCTTACAAGCAAGTTATTCGTAACTGGCAGCAATCAATCAGCGTAGACAACGCAACTTGTGATTACACTGATTCATCTTCAATCACTTTAGGTGAGTATGTATTAACCACAGTTGAAAAACAAGTTAACTTGACTTTGTGTAAAAACAATTTAAGAACAACTTGGGAAGCTGCTCAAGCTGGTTACTCTGCATTTGAAAAATTACCAGCTACATTCGAACAATTCTTATTAGCTCAAGTTGCTGCTGAGGTTGCTCAATCTGTTGAATTAGGTATCTGGAAATCTAACACTTTCTATACTGGTGGTATGGTTCAATACTTGATTGATAACTCTGCTATCGTTCGCCCATTCGCTGGTGCTACAAATTCAGGTAATGTTGTTGCTCGTTTACAAGAAGCTTTAGATTACTCTCCAGCTGCATTGTACGGTAAAGAAGGGTATCAATTCTATGTAGGCCCATCTACAATGAAGGCTTACCAAGCTGCTTTGTCTGCTGGTAACTACAACTTCCAATTCTATGTTGGTGAGAAGCCTATGAACTTCCAAGGTATTCCAGTAACTATGTGTCCAGGTTTATCAGATAACGACTGTATTTTAGGTATGAAATCTGATTTACACTTTGGTACTGGTTTATTGAGCGACTTTAACGAAGTGTCTGTCATAGATTTATCTAAAATTGACGGCTCACAAAATGTGAGAACCATTATGCGTTTCACTGGTGGTATCATCGCTACTAACCCAGCTCAACAAGTTGTTATCAATGTAACTCCGTAATAATTAACTGAAACATTAACAATAAGGGGTGGGCCAAAACCCGCCCTTTTTTATAAAAAAAAATAAATAATAAAATGGCTTGTAATACAATAGACGCAAGACTTGAACCTTGCAAAGAATATTTGGGTGGCATACAAGGTATGTTTTTGATCCCATTCGTATGGAGTGATGTAATCACAATTGACGGTACTGGTGCGGTTACTAAAATCGCTCAATCTGGTGGCGTTACTTTGGATACTGGTTACTTTTGGGAATTGAAGGGAGCTAATAGCTTTACAGATACTATCACTTCATCAAGAGATAACGGCACAACTTTCCACGAATCTAACTTAACCGTTAAATTTAAACCTAAATCACAAGCAACTCCTTGGTTAGACACCAAAGATGTTGAAACTTTAGCAACTGGTCGTTGGAGAGTGGTTGTATGGGATCGTAACGACAACTTCTGGTTATTAGGTGAGGAATTTGGTTGTGATGTAACAACTGGTTCCGAAGATTGGGGAACTGCTTTAGGGGATGCTCGTACATACACATTGAGCTTTATTGCTTCAGAGAAGTATGGCCCAAGACCGTTGGCTGCAGTAACTTACGCTGGCTTGTCAACTATCTTTACTCCAGATACAACTCCATAATTAATAAGTGTACATAGGTGAGAAGGGGGCAGAGATGCCCCTTTTTTATTGTAACAAAATCAGTTATTTAGGTTTTATTGAATATGGTTATCAATTCAAGCTCGACAAGTATATCATTTCATCCGCTTATTGCGTTTGATGGTTTGCCAGTAACACTTGAAATTGAACACAAAGCTACCAAGACATTAGTAACTGCAACTGTAACGCCTACAATCGTGGGAACTAAAGTTACATTGACACTTCCATCACTTGCCACAATCAATGCAGTGGCCAATCAATTAGACGAATTAAACATCAGAGTAATCCAATCAAGCAAGATGTATTTTGAGTATTTAGCTTATTGGATAGTTGGTTCTATTGATGAGTACAGACAATGGAAGTCTTGGTCAACTACAAACACAAACAGTAAAAACTGGATTACATTATAAAATGGCTACACGCAAAAAAAATATTCCATCTTACCACATCATCAATATGGCTGGTTATACAAGTCCATCTATTGTTGAGCAAACAAATAAAGATTGGGTTGAGTACGGAGAAGATAATAACTATTATCAATACTTAATTGATTTGTATTATAGCTCACCTACAAACAACGCTTGTATTAAAGGCAAGGCCGATATGATTTACGGCTATGGCCCAGAGGTTGTTAAGGCTGATCGTCATCTAAAGGGTTACTTGGATTTTAAAACCATCTTCCAAAACGAAGAGGTTAAAAAGTGCGTAATGGATTTAACAATGCTTGGTATGTGTGCCTTTCAAATTGTAAAGTCTAAAGACGGCAAAAAGTATGTTAAGGCTTATCACTTTCCAATGCAAACTTTGAGGCCACAGAAAGCCAATGACAAAGGCGAAATTGAAAAATGGTTTTACTGTGCTGATTGGTCAAAATTAAAGAAGGGCCAAAAGCCTAAAGAGTTTGCAGCGTTTGGGTATGATGACAACGCTAAAGAATGTATGATGGTTATTAAGCCATACTCAACTGGAAATTTCTATTTTGCCCCACCAGACTATCAAGGTGGTACTCAATATTGTGAGCTTGAAGGTGAGATAAGTAACTACCATCTAAACAACATTAAGAACGGTTTAGCTCCAAGTATGTTGATCAACTTCAACAATGGTGAACCATCTGAGGAGATTAAAGATGCAATCGAAGCTCAAATCAATGCTAAATTTGGTGGTTCATCGAACACTGGCAGAGCAATCGTATCTTTTAACGAGAGTAAAGATTCTGCTGCTGATATCACTCCAGTTGCTTTAAGCGATGCTGCTGATCAATACCAATTTTTAAGTACAGAATGTATTGATAAAATTTTGTTAGCTCATAGAATCACCAGTCCTTTATTGTTCGGTGTTAAAAATAGTGGTAACGGTTTCAGCTCAAATGCTGAAGAGTTAAAAACTGCATCTATCTTATTTGACAATATTGTTATCAGACCATTCCAGAATCTATTGATTGATGCCTTTAATAAGGTACTTTTAAAGAATGAAGTGATGGTTGACATTTACTTCAAGACTTTGCAACCTTTAGAGTTCGTTGATTTAAGTGGAGTGGCCATTGACACCACAACCAAGGAGAAGGAATACGGATTCTCTAAAGTTGAAATGGTTGAAAAAAAAAGTGGTGAAAGCAAGGAGGACTTTTTAGGCCGTTGTATTAAATATGTAGTAAACGAAGGCAAATCAAACGAGCAAGCATACGCTATTTGTATAAACAAATGGAATATGGCTGCTGAAAATAAGGTTAGCTTTGATTTTGATGATACTTTAAGCACAGACAGAGGCCAAGAGCTTGCAAAAAAAGAAATTGAAAATGGTGCAACAGTATTTGTTATTAGTGCAAGAGATTCTAAAGAAGGTATGCTTGACATTGCGTCTGAATTAGGTATACCAGCTTCAAGAGTTTATGCGACTGGTTCTAACCAGGCTAAAGTTGAGAAGATTAAAGAACTTGGAATTGAGAAGCATTACGACAATAATTCCGATGTTATTAAAGCATTGGGATCAATAGGCATTCAATTCTCTAAACCAAAGATGACTGAAGAGGATGAGAATGCTTGGTTAGCTTTCTTGCAAGATAAAGGCGAGGAAATTGACCTAAACGAATGGGAGATTATAGACATCCAAGAGGCAAATGATGATGATGATCACTTTGAGTTCGGATGGGATAATCCAGACTTAAAATCTAAAGATGATACTGGTATTTTTAAAATACGCTATAAGTATGGCCCAGATAGAGTAACTAAAAACTCTCGTAAATTCTGTAAAGAGATGACTAACCTTTCAAAAAAGGGCATTGTTTATCGCAGAGAGGACATCAATATGATGAGTTTTAACGGAGTGAACGGTCAATTTGCTCCTGAAGGTTCAAGCAATTATTCAATCTGGAAGTTTAAAGGGGGTGTTTATTGCCATCACGCTTGGTATAGAGTAACTTATAGACGCAAAACTGAAGGCGGTAAGATAAAGCCACTAACTTCAAGTGAGAAAAATAGCGACGAAAGGGACTTGAGAAACTATGAGAAGGTATCTGATGCAACTGCAAATAGAGAAGGTGTGCCGTTTGCACCGCCAAGTTGGGATACGGCAAGCACTAAAACGATTGATTTACCTAATAGAGGAAGTTTAAAGAATAAATAAGATGCAAACGAATGATAATGTTTTACTGGTAACTAAAGAGGATATTTA